ATTCGTCTAACCCAAACACGGTAATGATTGTTTGATACGGTTGTAAATTTACGTTACCTGTGTAACCTGCAGGGGATTTAGGAAGTTGTAGTAAATTTTCTGCGTCTAGGATACTATCCCGAGCGTTATTAATAAAATTAAGCCACTTCCATAGTACCCACCAATTGCTAAAAGTATTGTCTACGGTAAAATTTACAGTTACTTGTTCATAATTATCCCTTTTACCCGTTGCTACATTTAAAGATTGCCCCGCGTAAGGTAAATTAACAGGCTGTATAGTACTACTAGGTACTACTGCGCCGTACACAGAAAACTGTAATTTATCTAAATTTAAATTATCAGAATCTCTTGTATCTTGACCAGCCGTATTAATTTCTTTTAAACTATCAGGTAAGTTCAATACCAATAAAAACTTATCTTTTCTATTTTTATTAAGTATAGACTGTTGTATATCGCTCATTTATTTTTAAGGTCTTTCCTCAGGCACAGGTTTTGGGTAATAAGCGTATACACTATTACCTATTTTACCGATTAAAACTTTTTCTTGGTCTCCTAATCCTGGCAAAGAGCTTTTAATTTCTATATAGTTTTGTTTAGTTGCATCTAGCTTACGAAATATACTTTCAAAACGGTCAGCTGCTTCTGGGTTTAAGTTGTTTATTATTTCTACAAATTTATTATATTCAGGGGTGCCTAGATCTATTTGTTTATAAAAATAGTCATCAGAGGCGCCTTCAGGAGCCGGGCTAACTGGCTGGCTAATAAACTGTCTTAGTCTTGCTGTGTTATTGACTCTTACATCTAGCTCTTTCGTGTACTCTCTTGCATCATAGCCGCCTATTTTAGCTAACCCAGTAGCTATTGGGCCAGGATCATCAGCTACGTTTTTAATAGCAGTACCCAGCTTTCTACCGAACCCTTTTAACCTATCTGAAAAGCTTGGGGAAGAAGAGGGAGAGGGAGAGGAAGCCGGAGATACAGTTCTCGAGGAAGACCCAGGCGCATTAGTAATATTTTTCATCGGCCTTTGAGGGTTTGCCCTACCTACGTACGCCGGGGTAACGTTTTTCATAGGTCTTTGCTCTTTTAAAAATTCTGCATAAGCATTTTCAAATTTATTCATAGTATTATTTAGTTAATATAAAGATACCAGCTAATGGGCTGAAGCTAATTTTAATACCGCTAGTACTCAATCCACGCGGCTTACTCTTTACTACATCTAAATCTATATCGTAAAAAGCAGCTATACCTCGAGCTTCATCTGCGGATAAAGGCACCATACCTTTCTTTCTAGCTTTTAATAATTCAATCTTAGGGAAAGGAGTTTCTTGATCCGTATGACTTTTTGCAATCATACGAGCACTTTTTACTTTAGTGCTGGTCATACTTCTTACCCCTGCGGTCAATCCTCTATGTCTTGGTCCTCTCTTTTCTACGCCTCCTAGAGAAAGATAACTTTGAAATGTTTCTTGCTTTAAAGACAAGGATACGTCCTTTTTAGCTATAACACCTTTTATTAATTTTTCGATCCAACCTTCTCTACGCAATTCTTTATAAGCTAGGTTTTCTGGTGAAAACTCTCCGCCTTTTTCCAGACCGATCTTACGCATGTTAAGGAACTTGTCTTTTGCTTTTTCTGCGTTTTCAATACTACATTCTGGACTTAAAGCGTATTTAATAATATCTAACATTGCCTGTTTTTTAGTTAAGACAAGATTTTTATCTACTTCGTCTGCATTAGTAACAGGTACCGGTTCAGTTAACCATCCGTTGTGCTTTAAAGAGTAAACCCCTGTTGAGTAATGAGCTTCAGAAGTATCTTGTACGTAAAGCTCTACTTCGTAACCCTTTATTGTTATATTACGGGTGGTATTCCATACGGTTTTTTTAGCGCCGAAGTAATCCTTTAGCAGTACCGGGTCTGTTTGATATTCAGCAAAATCAGTAAGAATATGTAAATCAAAATCACTATATACAGTATAGTTATAATTTGCTAAAGAACCGGTCAATATAACGTCTTCTATATCTAAGTCTATCTCAATAAAGTCTATAAAGGCGGCCGCAATCTCTAACAACTTTTCTCTTATTTCTGGTTTAAGAACAGCTCCGTCCCAAATGACTGGATTAAGTTCAGTATGAAATTCATACGTTGTAATGTTTGCAGAAGAGTCCATGCTCTGTAAATATTTACTACGTGAGCACCTATTTAAAACTCTTTGAGGATATAGTTAATACTAATAACCCTGATATTTATAAAGAAAAAGTAAATACAGTTGTTAAGCATCTTAAGACTAAAGAAAAGGTATTATTCCTTACTACATCTAATCGCTGGGAAGGGGATAAGGAGAAGCCTAAAAGTACACTTTTAGCAGAGCATATAAAATCAGAAGTAGGCGATAAAGTCGAGATTATAGATGTTAGTAAGCTTAATATATACTGCTGCGAGGGTAATGTAAGCCGGGCAGATGGTAATAATTGCGGGGTAAAGGATTCTGCTTTAAAAGACAAAGAAAAAAATCCGACCGGAAACCTTCGGTGCTGGGCTTCTTACAACAATAAAGATGATGAATTATGGAAGATAGCTAATCCATTGTTTGAATCCGATTGTATTATTTTCTTTATTAGTGTGCGCTGGGGCCAGACAAATAGCATATATCAAAAGTTAATCGAACGTTTAGATTGGCTTGAGAATAGACATACTACTTTAAAAGAAGATAATATTATTGCTGATAAGGAAGTAGGTATTATTGCAATTGGACAGAACTGGAACGGAGAAGCAGTTATCAATACACAAAAGCAAGTACTAGAGTTTTACGGGTTTAAAGTTGTAGAAGATCTTTGTTTTAACTGGCAGTTCACTAAAGATAAAAACGATGAAAGTGCGAAGAGCTATAAAGAAGCTCCAAAGACGTTTGAAAAAGTTTTTGATGTAAAAGTTTAGTCCCAAACTACCATTTTCCAACGCTCATTATCGAAGCCGAAATATTTGCACTTCCAGGCGCTTTGTTCGAAGAACTCTAAATGAGACCATTCACTCTTTCGAGCTATAAGTTTTTTAGCTGCATCGGCCCAGTCTATAGAGAGTAAAATAGGCTCGTATTTAATTCTTTTCTCGTTTATCTCGTCAAAATAAAACCCGTCGTATTCATAGTGAAAAACCTCTAGAACATTACCTTGTTTATCAGTATAATCCATAGAGAAGTCGAACCCCCACTTAGGCTTTAGCTTAATTAGTTTATAGAGCAAAGTATTCGTTTTAGCTTGTTCCTTTAACTGAGACAATGCTTCTCCGTTAAAGCCTTTTCTTTCAAATAACAAACAATGATTCAAATGCGGACCTTCTAATACTAATGGCATAGTCATCCATTGATTCTTTAAACAATGCTGCTGAGGGTAATGCTTTTTAAGAAAAGCTCCATTTACAGTAGCATACATCTGTTCTACCTCTGTCATTTCATAGCCATTCTGTTCAAAAATATCTAATAGCTCCGGCCCTAACACCGTATTATTATCGAGAGCTACAGTCCAAAAAGGATTAGGATCTAATTTAGCATCAGTCAAAGTTAAGTTGTTCACAATGGAACTTATAGTTGTAATACTTGTTTTCAATATAAGTATAGAGTGTAAATGGCAAAACCAAATAAGGATCAAAGCTTTTATCTAGGTAATAAAAATCTACCAGCTCCAGAGACTCAGTTTCAATGGACGCAAGAAATGATAGAAGATCTAGAAAGAGCTAGAAAATCTATTTTACACTTTTCTCGGTTTTTTTATATAGTTAATCTAGACGAAGGTAAGCAACCGATTAAACTCTATAACTATCAAAGACGTATATTAAAATCTCTAGTTGAGAATAGATTTAATATAGTATTGTCAAGTAGACAGATCGGTAAGACCACTCTACTAACTATATTTGCTTTATGGATGGTATGCTTTAACGATGATTATAGAGTACTGCTAATCGCAAACAAAGAAGGCACTGCTAAGAATATTTTTAAACGTATACGTTTAGCGTATGAGATGTTACCTAACTTTCTTAAGCCTGGTGTTATAAACTATGCTAAAGAGGGCATGGAACTTGCTAACGGTAGTTCAATTGGTATCAGCACAACGACTTCAGATGCAGCTCGTGGTGAATCTATTAACTGTCTATTAATTGACGAGGCAGCATTTATTCCTTCAGAGTTTATGAATGACTTCTGGGAGTCTGTATTCCCGGTAATTTCTTCTTC